ATGTATAACTCTATTTTGGTTCCCATTGACATTTCCGAGGATAGCCTGACAAACATGGTGATTCCTTTTGTTCAGGCGCATGCCACTCTCAACACAGCCAAAGTCCATTTTCTTACTGTTATACCTTCGCTTCCGTATTACTCATCATTAGGCCTGGCATATTCAGTCGAAATGCCAAAGATGAAAGAGTTCCAACATGCTGCCATAACTAAACTGGATGAAATCGTTAAGAAATTCAAAATTCCTTCTAACAAAATACAAACGCATGCAGTAGCGGGATCGCCAAAGGATCAGATCCTTAAGCTTGCTGAAATGATAGACGCCGACTTAATAATTATTGCCTCACACAAGCCTGATATATCTACATATCTGCTTGGTTCGAATGCTGCGGCTGTTGTGCGGCACGCCAAATGTCCTGTGCTAGTCGTAAGGTAGATATCACAAGTTAGCGAACTGCATGCACAAACTAAGGGAGCCTCGAGAGGTGTGAGGTTCCCCACGAGTGTTGATTCTGGTTAGTAACACTGAGTCACGGGCAACTCACGAAGGCGCAAAAAATAAAAAACCCGCTCGCTGGCGGGTTTTTTAACTCTGAACATACAATGCCCATCGTTAACGTCAAATTTACACAAAAACGGCAACTTTGCAAGCAACGTGACGCTAAATAGTGAGATTTATATCGAATTATGCGCTCTTGTTACTTTCTGCAACTGAGCGTCAGCGTTGCTCTCTTCTTGAAAGCATGTCGTCACCAGGCTTTCATAGAACGGTTTCCAGCTGTAGCGCCAGGTGCGATCGGGAAGGCTGTCCAGCTCGGCCAGAACGCTGCGGTACGCCACTGAGGATTTAGGTCTGCTGTACCCTCTCCCCTCGCACCGTTTGCACTCCTTATAAACCGGTACGCCCTGAAACTCAGTTTCTTTGCGGTCGAGGGTTTTCCCCGTTCCACCACACTGGCAGCGCTTACTCCGTTGGCCCGTGCCGTTGCACTTGCCGCACAGCTGCTGGTCCACATCCTTAACCGGACGGAAGACCTCAAAGTCAGATGGCGACTGCCCCAGATCCTTAGCAAACTGAGGCAACCGCATTGTGTAATGGCTTTTGGTGATCACGCTGGTTTTGGTGAGGATGCCTTTGCCCTGGCATTTTGGACAATCGACACTGTCAGCTGCTGATGAGGCGTAGTCTTTGAAGGCGAAGCGGGCGAGGATCCGCATGCACAGCGGGAACTTTTTACCCGCAGCTTTACGCACCGCCATCGGCGCATGCTGTTTGGCGTACTCGGTCAGCCAGGATATCGCGGCTTCTTTATCCTGTGGGCTGATGCCTGCCTTCCCCAGATACATGGCAAGACCGATCCCGGCGTCGGCCTGGGTCATGCCCAGCGCCGCCATGATGTCGGTTACCGTTAACTGATCGCCCGCGGTTGCGCGCACGCTATCAGAGATGTGCATCCCTTTCGGTGCAAAAAACTTTAAAACTCCGTCCAGATTCATAGCGTTCTCCACTCCGTCTACGCCAGTGCGCCGATGGCCAGCGCCCGGTCTAATGTTTTCAACAGCAGCTCCGGCTGCGTGCCGTACTTCGCTTCAAATGCCACAGCGTCAGCGTGCAATTCGTCGTGATGCGCTCTGCACAGCGGGATCACGAACAAATCATGCGCTTTGGTGCCCATGCCACCCATGCCGTGGCCGATCAGGTGGTGGGGGTCGTCTGCGGGTTTCTGGCAACATGCACACGGCTGCGCCTTTACCCAGCGGGTGTACTTCTCGTTCTGCCAGCGTCGGCGCTTCGGCCTCAGCATGTAGGATTCCGGCGTCTCTGGATCCACCTGCAGCGCCAGCACCTTTTCAACGGCCTCCTCCACCATGCTGATGGGCGGTACCGACGGCACAATGTCAGCCTCACGCGTCACCGACTGGAATTTCTCAGCCGGGATACGCAGGACCTGGCGTGCTACCGCCTCCGGAATGACGTGGGCCAGCTTATTGATCGTCAGCCACCAGCACAGTTCTGGAAGAGTCACCGGGTGGGCATCATCGAAACCCAGCCCGGCGCGAACAACCGACAATACCCAGGCTACCAGGTTCTTTCGTGCAATGCCCGACAGTTCGGCAGTAAATTGCTCTCGCACCCGGATATCACAGGCCCAGCACAACCGCAGCGCGCCGGGTGCATGCCGCATGGTGACCATTTCGTGATGGTGATAGTCGCTGTGGCGGTACTGGCAGCCAGATTCGCGCATGAGCCAGGCCTCAAGGCATGACATGCCACCAGCCCGCTGAATGACATCTGCATGCTCAAAGACAGGCACCATTAATGGGTCCTCTGCCAGCGGCTGGCCTGCCGCTGGAAGTTCGCCGGTTGGCAGGTTGGCCAGGCGCTCCGGCTCGTTCTCCAGCAGAATGCGCCCTCGATGGAAATGTGGCATGAGTTCAGGACCAGGCCGGAAAGCCACGATCCCGAACTCTTTTACGACGACAGGGGTTAATAACGCTCTCACAGACACCTCAATGCACAGTTTCGAGCAGGCGCAACAGCTCCTGAAATTTTGACTCGAAGAAATGCGGCTGCGTTTCACGTGGGTTCGCCGGGCTGGTGATGTTTTTCCCGTACATGCATCCCTTCGCTGTCATAGCCCAGAAGCGCTTAACACCATTCACACCCGAACGGCTTCGACGCTCCTTATGCTCGACGATCCCCAGCTTGGCCAGCTGCTGGTAAGCCAGCGTAGCCGACATTCGGATACCGTTTGCTTTGAGCAGAGCGCTCAGCGACTGCGTGGGGCGACTGGAGCCATCAGGCGCACCGGCTGGTGCGTCAATGGCGTACTGCGGGGCAAGGTTCGGCAGACCAACAGCATCCTGCAGCTTCTGGCATGCACCGAGAACAGAGGAATTGGAGAGGTTAAGAGATCGCTGCATAAAATCGAGCAGGATGACGCCTGCCTGCATTTTATCTGCCGCCTGGCTTTGAAGATTGGGGGGCTGATTTACAGCTGCATCAAACGTACGGATCACCCTCAGGCTAAACTGGGGGCTGATCCACATCGCGTAGGAGTAGACCAGCTCTTTACAGACGTAACTGCCCTGCTCTTTGCCGCCGCGGATAACGCTGACCGGGTCCGGCGTTTCCGAGTTGCTAATTTGCAACTCGCTTATTAATTGTTCAGTTTGTTCGTTGCGAAGCCAGAACGCTGGCTTGTGCTTATCCTGAGCGCCAGCAGCACGATGAAGATCGTTAAGGCAGTAACGCCCAAAAATATCACGGCGTACGGAAACGCCGTCAATTACGAGTAATTGACTCATTTTGTTCTCCACTTATTGTATTGCGAGAGGCCTGCACGCCCGCTTCGCTTGTGTTCTCTGACATTACTTCTGATTTGCATTGCTTTCAACTCTCACCTGTCTATGCATACAGGCCGATCGTTATCTCAACCTTGCCTTTGGGCGTTACCGGCCCCCATTCCACCAGCATTCGCTTAATCTGGCTGTCATCCTCCCAGATGCCTGCGTGGGTCAGCGCGTCAAACAGCGCTTTGTTGTAGTTGTCGATGTCGCGGCGCCGTGCATCTGGCGGGAAAAGAACGATCTCTACCGCCGCTGGCGCGCTGCTGGGCTTCGGTACTCTGCGCAGTTGCTCAATGATCGCAGCGCAAGCCTCGCTCTGGTACGCACGTCCTTTGGCGCTGATGAGGTGGCGACCGGCCAGCGGCCCCTTATTCGGGGCGCGCCAGTAGGTGTTTACGCTCGGAGGGAAAGGCAACACCAGTTTCATTTACCCTCCGGGATCGGCTGCGATGGCTGGCTGTTGATTTTTATACCGCGATGCGCGCCCGGGACTATCGTTATTGCCTCTTTGCGCTGCAACGCACGCAACTGCAGGGCGGCCGCATTCGGCGACACAACTCCCATCAGGCGGGACAGCTCTGAAATGGTCGGCGGATAACCGTGCTCGCTCTGGTATTTCACCAGCAGATCGAAAACCTCCTGCTGGCGCACCGTTAATGCTTTATTGACCACTGCTCCCCCCTACAGAACCGCAACGATGTCGCTGACAGTTTCGCGTGTACTGGATTTACTGGATATCGCGCGCCGGGCGCGGACGTAGTTGAGTTCAAAGCCGTGCTGCTGGTACAGATCAATGATGCGGGGCGCTGATGAGTTGCTGATCACCACTCTGGCACCCCGCTGGTGGGCGGCAACACAGCACTCCGCCAGGGCGATCTGGTCGTCCCAGCTAAAACCGCCTGGCGCATAACTGGTGAACCCGCTGGTACCCGGCAGCGGCTCATACGGTGGATCGCAGTAAACGACATCGCCCTCGCCAACCAGAGAAAGCGTGCGGCGGAACCCGGCATTCATGAACACGCATTTGCTCGCCAGCGCAATGAACGCCTCGATCTCTTTTTCAGGGAAATAAGGATTGGGGTATTTGCCCCAGCCAACGTTGAACTTTCCGGCGAGGTTGTAACGGATCAACCCGTTGAAGCAGTGCCGGTTCAGGTACAGGAAAGCGGCGGCGCGTTCCGGCCCGGCCAGCAGCTGCCCATTGAAATCATCGGCCACTTCGGCATACCCGGCGGCGCTGTTCCTGGTGCTGAACAACAGGCGGGCTTGATGAATCACGACATCCGGTACCACAGCCAGCATCTGGTACAGGTGGATCAGGTCTGCGTTGACGTCCGCCAGCAGGAAAGAGTCGTGCTTCCTGGAGTTGATGAACACGCTACCGCCGCCAACAAACGGCTCAATCAGGCGCTGGCCAGCGGGGATCAGGCGGTCGATATCCGGCAACTGGTGGTATTTTCCACCAGCCCACTTGAGGAACGGACGCTGCCAGGTTCGCGGCGAGGGCTCTTCAGTAGGCAGAGTGACTGCAATATCGTCACAAACAGATCCGTATCTCATCCCCGGAACCCCTCTGGAATAGTTTTATCAACAGGGCCGAACTTCATCGGGTCCGCTTTGCGCTGCCCCCACATTTCGCGTTCCGGGCGCCCTGCTGCGTCCCACTTGTTCGCCGATTGCAAGTAGCCGGGGAATTTGGAGGGAAGGAACAGGGTTGTCGGGCGGAGATATTCGGCCATTTTCAGATCGTCGCCCCACTTCTCGACGCTGTAATCAACTACCAGCGTCAGCTCATCAGGCGTAAACCCTTCAGCCAGACGGCCACGAATGTTTTCCAGGGATGACTTGCAGGCCTGGTACCGCGATCCGGTGGTCTGGTTCAGGTGTGATAAAACCTGTTTCGCCTGGTCAGTGATCACCACGGCAGGGTCGGGTTGCCCAGCAACCTGACAAGAAGGTTTTTTATTTGATGGATCAGTAGTTGATTTTACTGACGGATCCCCGCCAGATTCTGACGGGTGAAAACCACGCTTTTTGCTGGATTTTGACGCCTCAAATTTTGACGGGTCAGATTTCGACGCATCAGATTTTGATGCGTCAGATTTTGACGGGTCAGAATCTGGCAGGTGAGACAATGCCGCTGTCCGAAGCTTCGCCACATTCAACTGATAAACATTGGACGCATTACGGTTACCCTGGCGCCGCGCCTTACGCGTTAACCAGCCATCCTCTTCCAGTTTTGCAATCGCCGTTCTGACAGTGCTCACACCCGCGCCGAGCTGGCGGGCGATGGTCTCGATAGACGGCCAGCACACTCCCTCATCGCTACTGAAATCAGCCAGACGCGCCATAATCGCCACGCTGGACAATTTCATGCCGGAAGCCGCGCAGCCGTCCCAAACGTAGCTACTCAATTTAGTGCTCATGGTCGCCCTTTAACTCTGTAAATTTGCGCTGGAACTGATCGAGAGGGCTGAAGCATTCATGCTCGTACCCATCTCGCAGGTATATGACGCGTCGGGTCTCTGGCTCCCACCGGATAACCCGAACCGGGACGCCGCGGTGATCCCTGAATCTCCTGTCGATTTCACGCATAAAGATTCTCCTTTACGGCGCCATACCCCCACGATTGCCATTGCCCGACTGTGGTTACATGCAACCCAGCGGCCTGATACCATGCGCTCATACCGAAACGACGGGGTCCCATTGACCGGGAAGCCACGGAGTTGCGGCAGACGGTGAATTACCGTTAAACTGTTCATGCGTTAGTTTCTCCACTGTTACGACACGCCACGACGCCCGGAGCTGCACACTCGCGGGCGTTACTCTTTTCTGGCGCGCAGAAAACGCGATACAGCAGCGTTAAATGCTCCTGCCACTTCGCCATCACTTGGTAGCTGTTCTCTTCGATTTGCTCGCGTTCTGCCTGGTCAATGACGCCATCAGCGGTTGCCTTGCGGACGAACTTGGAGTGCTCACTAATCCACTCAATGGTTTCCATCAGGCGCTGATTGATATCTGCGTTATCCACATCCTCGATATCCACCAGCGGAACATTGACGCTGTTCGACTGGCGCGATACCGCATCAGCGATGTGCTTGGTGCCGCTGGCCTGCTGGAGAACCATCGCCCAGCCCATTGGGAAGATCTGATCGCCACCAGTGCGCAGGCGGTTAAAGAGCGCATCCTCTGTCACGCCCAGCCATTCAGCCGCCTCTGCGTAACCGCCCGGCAGGCTTGAGATGGTCTTTTTAATTGCCGCCACCAGCCATGCGGGTTGCTTTTCGACTTGCCAGTGTTGTTGGTTATCCACGGTTAACTCCTTAGTGCTGTGGTTACTTTTAAACTTCCGGTTCGTTAGGCTTTTGGTAAAGAGAGGCGTCATACTTAAGCTTCCCCTTCGTAATTCTTTCGATCACGAAAGCCTGTTTTTCAGGGATTACATCACCCCAGCGACACACAGCTGGGTGAGAAATCCCTAAAGCACTAGCGGTTTTGGATACCCCGCCGAAGTGCTTAATTACTTCTGATTTGCGCATAGTTCCTCCTAGTTACCCGATGCAGTAAAGGTAACAAAAGGTACATTAAATAGCAAACAACAGTTACGAGGAAACCATGTAACATTGGTTACATGAAAACAGAGATGAAAGACCGAATCAGATCCCGCCGAGTCCAACTCGACATAACACAGCAGACGCTAGCCAAGAGGCTCGGCGTCAGTCGTGTGTCTGTAACAAAATGGGAGAATGGGGCCACCAAGCCAGATGGAGAAAATTTGCATAATTTGGCTTTGGCACTTCAAACTACGCCAGAATGGGTTCTTTATGGCCAAGGAAGTGAGGTTTCCGATGATACGAAGGTCATTCCATTTCTGAAACCACCTACCGCTGTCCCAATCATCTCTGCTGTGCAGGCAGGTTTATGGACTGACACCTACGCATGCTCAAGGCTTACCGACGTGATTACATGGACACAAACCACTGCAAATGTTTCGGGTGAGGCTTTCGGCCTCGTTGTTCGCGGCGAATCAATGACAAACCCAAATGGCTTACCCTCCATACCTGAGGGGTCTATTGTTATTGTTGAGCCCCATTACGGGCAACTGGATGATGTATATGGAAAGATCGTTGTTGCGGTGCTTGATGGCTCATCAGAAGCCACTGTAAAAAAACTGGTGTGGGATAGCCCTTATGCCTACCTCATGCCACTAAACCCCGCCTTCAAGCCAATTCAGATTGATGGAAACTGCCGCATAGTGGGCAAGGTTGTTCAAATTACACAGAATATCTAAAAGCCTCATCTTAAGCCGGACTGAGTTCCGGCATTTTTTTACCCACAAAGGTAACAAAAAGTACATTTCACACTTGACCATGAAGGTAACTAAAGGTACATTCAATTTATCAACAGCGAACAGGCATGACGCCAACACAGTCGTGTTTGGGGAGGGGTAAGCATGCAGTTTGATAAAGAAGAGGTTTGCAAAACGTTCAGCCTGCCGCGTGAGGCATTAAGCGAAATAGAGGCTGGGCAAAAGACCCACACCGGAAACAGGCTTGAGCTTTTTGTTAACGGAGTGTTGAAGCAGACCTTAAGCACAGAGTCAGCCGTAGCAGCCGATTACCTGCTGTTTATGGGTGGTGTGGTTGAGGCCCTGGAGAAAGATAAAACTTCTTTGGAGGCTGAAGCTAATAAAAGTGGTCGCACACTGGCGACCGGATTTAGTGGGATTGGCTCCGTGCCTTTGCAATCAGTAGGCGTCCCAGAGATCGCGGATAAATAGATCGACCTTTATCCACATAGGACGTCCTACGGTTTTGATGATGTGATTTGCAGTCTGATCACTGATCTCAATGTCCCAGGAATCGTAATTTTTATCAGGGTACTCTTCGGCGAAGGTAGTCCGGATGCCGTGTCGGATATCAGATTCTGAAAGTCCGCAGTCGGTATTAATAAGGCACTGAGTTAAAACATCTGAGCGCTTCATGCGTGATCACTATCCGAGTGTTGGGGATTTCAGATTAAACGAATCCTTGTTGTTGGGGAATAGCAGGATCCACCGAGCCTGACGTGGTGAAAAGACAGGCACACAACGTGGAAGCGCACTCCTTCAAACCAGTTATGGGTGACAGGTGTGAAAACAGCGGAGTGCGCTTCCAGTTGTGGTGAATTGCAGCCGCTCCGACGGCAACCAGAAGATCAGCGTCTGGCCCACAACTCGAAACCTGTAAAAGCTGCGTTGCTGTCTTTGGCGGCATCTGTCTCTACCCGTGAGGATGCCGCAATTTTTTTACGCAACACACGAGAGCATCACCGGGCGACGGGCTCATAACCCAATCCACCCGGGCACATAAGGCGATTGCAGTCGAGATATTGTGCAGGTGCTCTCCTGTGTTGTGTGGAGAAACTAACCTGGCGGCCAGTGCAGATGGCCGCCACGCCCTGAGGAGAAAGTAATGTCTACCCCGTTCTTCAAAAACCTTCTGATCTACCGCCTCAGCCGTGACATTGTCCTCGTTCAAGACGGCAAAACAGAGGAACTGGCGCGCCAGCTCGAGAACTTCCAGTTCACCCCGTGCGGTAGCCAGGATATGGCAAAAGCCGGTTGGGTGCCGCCGCTGGGCCAGCACTCCGATCAGCTTTTTCATCTGGTGAATGACCAGCTGCTGCTCGTTATCCGCCGTGAAGAAAAGATTCTGCCAAAGCCGGTGATCGCAGAAGAGCTGAATAAGAAGGTGTCGAAGCTGGAAACTGATCAGGGTCGCCGCCTCAAGAAAACTGAGAAAGACTCCCTGCGCGATGAAGTGCTTCACTCCCTTTTGCCGCGAGCTTTTACCCGTAGCAGCATGATCCGGATCTGGGTGAACCTTAACGCCGACATGGTGATGGTCGATACATCGAGCGCTCGCCGCGCCGAAGACTCACTGGCACTGCTCCGTAAAACGCTTGGTTCTCTGCCCGTCGTGCCGTTGACCATGGAAACCCCAATCGAGATCACCCTCACCGAGTGGGTGCGTAACGCTTCAGCGCCATCAGGTTTTGCGCTGGGCGATGAGGCCGAGCTGAAAGCAATACTGGAAGATGGCGGCATCGGCCGCTTCAAAAAGCAGGAGCTTTCCAGCGACGAAATCGCCACTCACCTCGATGCTGGCAAGCTGGTAACTCAGCTTTCGCTGGACTGGCAGCAGCGCATTAATTTCGTGCTGAGCGATGCCGGCGCGATTAAGCGACTCAGGTTCGCCGACGAGCTGCGCGACCAGAACGACGATATCGATCGGGAAGATGCCGCCGCGCGCTTTGATGCTGATTTTATCCTGATGACCGGCGAGCTGGCTGCCCTTCTCAACAGCCTGACTACGGCGCTGGGCGGCGAAGCCCAACGATAACCCCTAAATAGTGACCTGCCCCATGTCTATGGGTTGGGTTGCTGCAACCAAAAATCAGGCGCGGTGCAGCGCGTATTAATGGAGAACACGTAATGTCATATATTCAGACACTATCCGGGAAGCATATTAACTACCTCAATATTCATCACGACGATATCGTGATCGAGGATATAGCCACTGCCCTTTCCCACATCTGCCGCTTTGCCGGCCACCTGCCGGAGTTCTACAGCGTCGCGCAGCATTCAGTGCTGGTCAGCCAGCTGGTTCCCGCAGAGTTCGCGCTTGAAGCGCTGCTGCATGATGCTGCTGAAGCGTATTGCCAGGACATCCCGGCGCCGCTGAAACGCCTGCTCCCGGATTACCAGCGTATCGAGGCGTATGTCGATAGCGAAATCCGTGCGAAGTTCGGATTGCCGACCCACCAGCACGATACAGTGAAGTATGCTGACCTGGTCATGCTCGGTACCGAACGCCGGGATCTGGATATCGACGACGGCACCGTGTGGCCAGTGCTCGACGGCATCCCACCGACCGACCTGTTTACCGTTATCCCGCTTCGCCCCGGCCAGGCCTACGGTCTGTTCATGGCCCGGTTCAACGAACTGACGGGGATCCGCAAATGCGCCTGACCAATATCCAGTTAATTCACGCCGCCCACCACGCTGCACGCTATTTGCCGAAAGCATCAGCAGAACTGGTAAGGGAGCTGGCCACACGACTGGATGTTGCACTGGTGGCGCAACGCGAAACAGCGAAGCTTCGAGATGCGCTGGCTGCGGAGAATGCGGGGCTGAATGAGAAAATGAACAAGCTAGCCACCTGGCCGGGCATCGAGTTTTATTCATCGGCTTGGGAATTCAACGGTGGGGATGGCGATACTGCTCTTGAATTCATGTGCGACACCGAAACCCCGGCCACCGACGCCTTCCTGGCTGAAGTGCGCGTGCAAGGTGTGAAAGTGACGCTCCCCACTGGTTATTCAGTTCGCCCGGGTCATCCGATTAACGAAGCAGAACGCGGCGTCATGATCCCCAAAGATAACGGCCCATGGCTTTCTCGTCACGATGTTGAACATGCTTTGCGGGTTGCTGGCATCCGCATCAACGGGGAGGATTGAGATGGCTAAGTCACCAATGAAACTCATGCTGCGCGCATGGAATAAAGAGCTGAAAAAACCAGAATGGGGCATGGGTAACCGCAAGCACCGGAAAGCCTGCGCTCGTGATTTTGCAGGAGCCAGCATTGAAACCGATGCTGATATCCCGAATCAGGCCGAGGCAGATGACCGCCTGGCGGAAGAACTTACTTACTGGGCGGACTAATCCATGACTAAATTCACCAATAAGCAGTTAACCGATCAGGCGCGTGAAGAGGTTGATTTCTGGCGCGAGCGTGACGAGCTTATTCCATCCCAGCAAACTGCTATTCGCCTGCGCCTGGCCGAAATCGCACTGGCAGCGCTAATGGCCCCGACTGAACCGGTCTATCAATACCGCATCAGGAACGCATGCAACGGACAGGTAACGGAGTGGCAAACCATACGCCGTGACCAGGTTGATTTTGTTTTGAAAGCCCAGCCGCTTAATGCTGAGTTTCAAATTACCGCCCCGCCAGTGCCGGTAGTGCCAGAAGAGGCCACGCCGGGAAGCATCGAAATTCTTGCCAGCATCCGTCCGCCCCACGGAGTGGCTTACCAGTGGGACGAAGAACAGAGGCACGCTGCCGCTGATGCCTGGAATGCCTGCCGTGGTGCCATGCTTCAGGGTGCCGATGGCAACTCTCCGGTAATCCTGGATGGTTATGTACTGGTGCCGATCATTCCAACTGAGGAAATGATTATTAACGGCTTTGAGGCAGAGCTACGAGAAGAATTTCGTGACCCGGAAGCGTTGGAAACATACGAAAAAATGAGCGGCTGCGAGCTGGCGGCGCACCGGACTAAGTTATGCTGGGCTGCAATGATTGCTGCGGCGCCGCAGCAGGAGAGAAGAATATGAACCACTTAATGATTGACCTCGAAACGATGGGCAATAAGCCTACCGCACCCATCATCGCGATCGGGGCCGTACTGTTCGAGCCTTCTACCGGTGAGTTGGGTCCCGAGTATTACGCCGTTGTAGATCTGGAATCATCCATGGTCCGGGATGCAGCAGCTGACCCCAGTACCATTCTTTGGTGGATGAAGCAGAGCGCCGAGGCGCGGGCAGAAATCACCAGCGATAAACGCGTGAATATCACCAACGCGCTGGGCGGGCTGAGACGACTTATTGAAGAAAACTGCGTACCGGATTATCTGCAGGTCTGGGGTAACGGGGCGACATTCGACAATGTGATCACCCGGGCCTCGTTTGAACGTCATGGCCTTTTTTGCCCATGGAAATTCTGGAATGACCGCGACGTTCGAACAATCGTAGAGCTGGGCCGCGCTGTTGGGTGTAACCCGCGCTATGAGATTCCCTTCGAGGGTGATATGCATAACGCGCTGGCGGATGCACGGCACCAGGCCAAGTATGTTTCGGCAATATGGCAAAGGCTATCCCCGATCGCCAACGATAATATTGCCTAAGATAAACGCCCGGGTGCAGCCGGGCTAGTGGAGAAAACTATGCTGAACCTCGATTGTGTCCCTATCTCAACTTATTGCAGCGAAACTGGCGAGACTCTCGATGCCATCAATAAACGCGTTCAACGTGGTGTATGGAGGGAGGGAGTCCAGGTGCTGAAGGTGGAAGGCGTTAAGGAGAGATGGATTGATCTAAGTGAGGTAGCTAAATGGGCAAGACAGAGTCGCCTAAACTCCCGCGCGGCGTGACCATCAGGAAGCACAGCCAGGGTGAAACCATAAATATCACGTTCACTTATAAAGGGGTGAAATGTAGAGAACCCCTTTCAAATCTAGATGTGAGCGCCAAAAACTTGAAATACGCCGAGCGGACCCTCGGCGAAATTCATAACCAAATCGAGCGTGGAACATTCGTTTATGCAGAATATTTCCCGCGATCTGCACGGTTAAAATTATTTGGCAATGCGGCCGCTGGAAAGACAATAAAAATGTACCTGGACGAATACCTTAACATCTGTGAAACGCGAAAACTTTCGCCGTCCACCATCGGCGGTTATAAAAAATGTCGTAGCGCGCTGGTAGCCCTTCACTCACTACCTGCAAGCGAGCTTACACCGGCTGCAATGAAGGCGTGGATCCAGAGCCGCACCACTACGCTGAAGACAATTCGCAACCAACTTTCTTTCTTGCGTTCGGCGCTTGATGAGGCTGTAACAGATGGCGTCCTCCAACTCAATCCGGTATCCCTGGTAACGGCATCCCGGTATCAAAGCGACAAATCGACTGCTGACAGCGATTATATTGTCGATCCGCTTTCACCAGCAGAAGTGGATGCCCTCCTCTCTTCTGTCACAAATAAGCAGTGGGGCAACCTGTTTATGTTCGCGATCCAGACGGGTTTACGCAGCTCGGAGTTATGCGCGCTGCGCTGGCGCGATATAGATTTCATCGGGAAGACGGCGCACGTTCAGAACGCGAGTGTGGTAGGGATTATTAAGGGGACTAAAACAAAGGCAGGAACGCGCAAGGTGGAACTTAACGATGCGGCGATGGCTGTGCTGGCGAATCAGAAAACCTTCACCTTTATGAAAGACGCCACGATATTCGAGGATCCGAAAACGAATAAGCCGTGGGCCAGCGCGGACGCAATCCGCAAAAAAGCTTGGGTTCCGACATTACGTAAAGCGGGGATCAGATACCGTAACCCATACCAGACCAGGCATACCTTCGCGACACGCCACATCAGCCAGGGCGCCAACCTTTTCTGGCTCGCCGGGCAGATGGGTCATAAGGGGCCAGAGATGCTCTTCAGGCATTACGGATCTTATTTGAAAGAGTACGACGGGAACACTGAGCGAAGACCACTCCTTGCCAGCGGCGGGACGCGAAAGGAGCCGTAAAGGAGCCGTGGCAATTTTTAGGGATAATTAACCATTTCTTATTAGATAGTTACGAAATTTCGGACACGGGTTCAACTCCCGCCAGCTCCACCAAAATTCTCCCTCAGCGATTACCAGAGTCGTCCGAGGAAGTCCTGAAAGCCCGCTAAGCGTAAGCCTTGCGGGCTTTTTTGTATCTGCTATTTGTCCATAATCATCCGAGATGATCCGCCTGAATCCAGTGATAATTGGTATACATTTAGGTATACGGTAAGATGTAGACTTAAAACCGTATACCAATTCACAAAGGAGCGGCCACAGTGGCACGGACAACACGTCCCCTGACCAACACCGAAGTTCTGCGCGCTAAAGCCTCAGAGAAGGATCTAACGCTGCATGATGGCGATGGGCTTTTCCTGATAGTGAAAACCAGCGGGAAAAAGCTCTGGCGTTTCCGTTACCAACGTCCGGCAACGAAGCAGCGAACAATGATGGGGCTCGGTGCCTTCCCTGCTCTTTCACTTGCTGATGCCCGAGGATTAAGAGCGGATTACCTTGCCTTATTAGCCAACGGAATCGATCCACAAATTCAGGCCGAAGTTGCTGAGGAACAGCAGCAAATCGCGCTGGACAGTATTTTTTCAACTGTCGCCGCTAAATGGTTTCAGCTCAAAAGCAAAAGTGTTACTCCTGATTACGCAAAAGACATTTGGCGCTCACTGGAGAAAGATGTATTCCCTTCCATCGGTGAGATCTCCGTTCAGCACATCAAAGCCCGGACATTGGTTGAAGCTCTTGAGCCAATAAAAGCACGTGGAGCACTTGAGACTGTCCGCCGGTTGGTGCAGCGCATTAACGAGATAATGATTTATGCCATAAACACAGGTCTGATTGATGCGAATCCGGCTTCAGGTGTTGGCATGGCTTTTGAAAAGCCCAAAAAGCAAAATATGCCGACGCTGCGGCCAGAGGAATTACCAAAGCTGATGCGTTCGCTAGTCATGTCAAATCTATCTGTTCCGACTCGCTGTCTTATTGAGTGGCAGCTCCTGACCCTTGTGCGCCCTTCTGAGGCTTCCGGTGCTCGGTGGGAAGAGATCGATCTCGATGCAAAGCTTTGGACTATTCCAGCCGAACGGATGAAGGCCAATCGTGAGCATGTTGTTCCCTTATCGCCTCAGGCATTAGAGATTCTGGAAGTGATGAAGCCAATCAGTGCTCATCGAGAACATGTTTTTCCGAGCAGGAATGACCCAAAGCAATCAATAAATAGCCAGACTGCTAACGCTGCTTTAAAGCGGATTGGTTATGGTGGTAAGTTAGTAGCACATGGGCTACGTTCAATAGCAAGTACAGCAATGAACGAGGCAGATTTCAATTCTGATGTTGTTGAAGCTGCACTTGCACATGTAGAAAAAAATGAGGTTCGACGCGCATACAATCGATCTACTTATCTTACAAAAAGAGTAGAGTTAATGAACTGGTGGGGCAGTTTTATAGTCAATTGTAAATTAGGACAGTCAAATGACAATAAGCGAATTACCGTGTAAAGCATCAAATATCTATGACAAAAATATCAATTTCCTTTTCGGCTCAGGTGCATCAGCGACGTATATACCGACGCTCTGGCTTGCAGAAGATACAACTTATGAAGATTTACTTTCACACGCCGATTGCGCCGAAATAAAAGATTATATATTGTGTTCATATTTCAATAGAGTAATTAGAAAGACATTTTGCGCAAATCCAAACGAGAAAAATGAAAAATTGAATAACACTCTGAAAAGTTATTCATCTTTTATTTCTGAACTTGTAAAACTGCTTGAAAAGAAAGGTTCGAATCAAATAAGACGAGCTAATATTTTTACTACAAACTATGACCTTTTTTTCGAAACTGCGGCAGACGATGTATTAAAAAACAAAACTTTTAATTTCAATGATGGTGCATTAGGTTTTAAAAGCAGACAATTAAGTATTAGTAATTTTCACCTTACAACCTGGCACCAAGGTACACATGACTTTTATAAACATGAATTACCCACAACTAACTTAATAAAAATGCATGGCTCTGTATCTTGGAATAAAAATATTAATGAATCGATCAGTGTTTCATATCCGGAAAATCCACCTGACGAAGTTAAATTAGAATGTGATAAATCAATTGAAGATCTTGTGCATAAATTCAAGGATACAGAGGACGATCTTGAGGACTTTCTCAGCCTCTCCGCTAATGACTTAGAAGAATTAAGGAAATTTAGCACGCTATATAATTCATTTGCAATTGTTAGCCCTACCAAAGAAAAGTTTTCTGAAACCGTTTTTCAACAGCACTATTATCAATCGCTACGATTATTAAGTTATGAATTAGAGAAACCCCAGAGCGTTCTAATCTGCTTTGGTTTTTCATTTCAAGATGAACATATACTTGAAATAATTAAAAGGTCACTAAGCAACCCAACATTAAGGGTCTTTGTTTTTTGTTATGACCATAAAAGTAAGATTCAGATAGAAAAAACAATCAGTGATAATAGAGTAACCTTAATTTTTCCGAAAAATGGAGAAATGAAAATTTCATTTGACACATTTATAGATAGAATATTTAAATCTGACAATGGAGATTGGGTAACATGGACGAATTAAACGTTGGCGCTGTAACATTAGTAAAAGGAACTACAGTAAAAGCCAAGATAAATAATGGACTATACCAATCCACCTATTTTCATAATGGGAAAATTTTACGAGGGGTTTCGATTAATGAATTTGTTTTGATGCGTAAAGGCTATCAGGACATAGTTGGGAAAATTGTTGGTGAGGAGATAATAGAAAATTATAATTTAAGAGATGATGATTTAGAACAAAAAAGATTTGAACGATTCATTGAACTTAATATAATAGGTTATTTCTTTGATGGGAAATTTTTCTCAGGCATCAAATACTTGCCAATGATCAATGATGGTTTATATTTAATTTCAGATCAAAAAATATCCGAAATTTATAATTTTAGAAAAAATAGCACTACTCCACTCATCAATATTGGAAAATCTATGCTTGAGGAACTTCCAATTAATATACCTGTAAATGGAGTCTATAACTCTCACATAGGAATATTTGGAAATACTGGTAGCGGAAAATCCAACACATTGGCAAAACTGTACCATTCATTGTTCGAAAGAATAAGTACAAGTGCTAACTTTAATCTTAAATCTCGCTTTGTTCTAATCGACTTTAATGGTGAGTATGGTACTTTAGCTGAAGTATTTCCCGACTCATGCTCTATATTAAAGTTAAGCACAAGGGAGGATGCTGATAAAATTTTATTTACTGAAAAAGAATTTTGGGATGACGAACTTCTTTCAGTTCTTTTCTCTGCTACAGAGAAAACACAAAAGCCATTTTTAACTCATTTAATTAAAAGCAAATTTAAATATGACAGCGAGTTAAAAAACTATCTTCAAAGTACTATTCAAACCATGTTCGGTTCAAATCCACACAAAGAAACCGTCAATTTACTAAAAAGTCTCATCCCTTATTTCCACGACACGGATCAAAAAGAGATCCTTGAAGAACTTTCTAAATTCTCTTGGCATTCAGGTCAAGATAAATATTTGCATCCCGTATGTTCATATGTTGACAACGTAGGAGATGCATTAAAATGCTTATCAGTTACTTATAACACTTCATTCAATATTGACAATGTCTTTGATGAAATAACAATTAGAGCAACCTTACAATTAATCAATTCTGTTTCAAGAAATTATGTTCAATACGATCATATATTTCCATTAATTAACAAAATTTCTGCAATGAGCAACTCCTTATCTAAAGTAGTCGGAATAGATGATAAAGTAATAAAAAACAAGCCCGTAACGATCATTTCGCTTAAGGATTGCAATCAGTTAATAAAAAAAACGATTCCCATGATGATCGCGAAATGTTCTTTTTTAGAACACAAAGCACCTGACTCACCTTGTGAGAGTTTTCATTTAATTATAGATGAAGCACATAACATCCTTTCTGAAGCATCAGTAAGGGAAGCTGAAACATGGAAAGATTATCGTCTTGAGCTTTTTGAGGAAATTATAAAAGAAGGCAGAAAATTTGGTTTTTTTGTTACCATATCAAGTCAACGTCCTTTTGATATATCACCAACAATAATATCTCAACTACATAACTATTTTATACATCGCTTAGTTAATGAGAATGACCTGTTTTTATTAAAAAACACGCTTAGCACCCTAGATGCTGCCTCTAGAACTTTAATTCCAACGCTTCCACCGGGAGGCTGTATTGTTTCAGGAACAGCATTCCACACACCATTACTGGTGCAAATTGATAGACTTGCAGAGGAAAGAGCACCACAAAGCGACACTCTCGATCTTGAAAAACTGTGGAGTATATAAACAACATCATTATTATTACACATCGAAACTTAACGTTCCTAATATTCTGTGAACGTTAAGTTTCGCCCCCAACCAATTTTTAATCAACGGCTCACAATAATTATTTAAGTTTCCTTTTCTATAGTTTGGAGTTGGCCAACGTTCATACTTTACTTTCAGCGTGCGCAGCCCCGCCCGCCTGCCCGCTTCACTTAACGCATATGTTTTCATGCACTGCCAATTTGTCCCCAAAGCCCGTGAATCATGGGGGCTGGGACTAAAATTGATGCATGAGCCTCATGCGTTTTCATACGGCATAGACATGCACTCTCAGCATCAACGGGAAAGTCAGAAAGTTGGCATAAAAAAACCGGCATTTAAGCCGGTTCGAGGATTGCCTGAGTCGTCAGACAGGGATTTGCTGGCGGTTAGATAATCTGGACGCCGCACCATATTTTCCGAGCGTATGAGCTGGCTTCTCTGACTGCTCGGCAGCGGCTTCATCCTTAACCTCGACCTTATTAGGCCGGGCAATGATCGTGTCCACGCTTTCCAGTGCGGTGAATGTACATGAGCACTCAAGGTTTTTGCATTGATAGTAGGTCCGCTTTATGGAGGGAGCCTCATAAAAGCTGGAACGGGCATGTGAGATTGCGCCGCACTCAGGACACTGTAAAGCCATGGGCTTCCTCCGCAAGTTTCAGGCGCTTGAGCCTGTCCTGAAAAGTTTTATGCTTCGCCGGAGTGTATCTCTTCGATGCATCCATGCGCATTGATGCATCAGGCGATAAACCTGATTCATCCAGGATGTCACGGCAAGACTCAAGCAGTTCTGGAGCATTGAGTTCCGAATAATGTGCCAGCGCCAAGCGCAGCACACGTGCAGCAACATCAAGGCCAAAGGGGCCGTTCAGATAAGGTGCCAGTGCTGAGGTCAGCGCCTTGCCCGAATTTGCCATAAAGTCACCCAAGGCATTATCAACACAGGCATCCACGACACTTCTCTGCGCGTAGAGGCCATCATTTGCCGCACAGCTGATCTGCCATTCAAGCACTTCTAGCTTTTCTCTGAGAGTTTCAACCTGCCAGGCATAATTGGAAGGCTTATCTGCAGACAGCAACAATGCCTGCAGCCGTAGTTGGGCTGTACTTTGCTCATTGCGAAGGGATAGCCAGCTCTGAGAAGCTTCCCGGTAGTGATGCAGCGCTTCCTGAGGGGTAATTGTGGTGTCCATCAGCTTTGCCCCTTCTTCGCTTTTTCACGCTGTTTTTGTATGCGGATTTGCGCCGCCGGGCTTGGGGCATTTTGTATATCCTGATAGGCAGTATTTTCTGCAAGTACACCAACTTTATTAAGGAAAGGGTCACTCTGCAGAGAGGCATTCTGTTTCAACGCCGGGTTAGTGATTGAAGAAGTAATGAAATCCCGTAATAGCGTTTCAGGATCATTCACAGAATGGACAACACCGATTACAGAGCTGGCACTTCTCCCTTTTGTCACTTTGAGAAGGCTTAAAAGCTGGATAAGGGTTTGACCATGCTGCTTCATAAAATCATGCCAAAGCTGGTTAACATGGGTTTCGATAAGATTGTCATGTGCCTGAATGTAACCACGGGCCAGTTCCGCCGTTTTCCATGGGAGATACTCATTCTCTCCGGCATGGGCCGCAAGCAGATCATCAAACTCGTCGAGTGTTTCACGCCCCAGGGCAATCTCAGCCCTTAGTTTTTTCATTTTCGGCGTTACCTGTCCCTGGTTTTCATGAAACATCTGACGCCATTCTTCATTCTGCGCCTTTGCCTCCGTTTCCGTTTCTACACGGCGTTTACGGATCGTTGCGAGCATCGCAGCAGCATCAGTTTGTTTGCGACGGGCTTCCGTCCAGGCTGATTTGGCAGCATTCACTTTTTCAAGCGCCTGTTGCGTCGCAGCAGGGATAGAAATATCAGCAGTCGATTTATTGCTCTGGTCTGGGATAGTCATGTCAGCACCTTGTTGTTTGTGTTGGTGTCAATTGTGCTGTGATGCATACAAAGCTGCCATTGAACGCCATTGTGCGAGCGACAAGACAAAGACCTCTTTTGGCTAGCCAGGAAAGGCCTCGTTTAACTGAGTCAGTTTCAGACTTACATTAACTGTTCACTACTATTCACTTAGGTAAAAAAATAGATAATACAGTAAGTTAAATGGTGAATGGTTGACGGAGCAGTATTCATCGACTGTTCATAACTGTTCACATGGGGATAAAATTATCTATGGTATTTTTTCATAATGGATTGTTTTTTATTCCTCATGGCTATTTGATTTTTGCTCCTCACCACTATTCACCCTTATTCAGTAGTATTCGACAGGCGCTGAAATGGACTGCCTGTTATTGCCGGGAAATAACAATTTCGCCTCTGACCATGGTGTTGCATTTCATACTGATTTTTATAAAACTAGAGCTGTCCGGTTCTTTATGGATTCATTCGGATATATTTTAAGATTAAAATAAGGTTATTTAACATTAAGATTTTTATGCAGACCCAATGTTTATGAGTCAAATGCAATTCCTGAATATGTCCGGGGATTGGGGCCTGCAATGCAAAGCTTCGTATAGAAGTTGTGAAGTCTTGCTGTATGGACTCTGGAGGCAGCACCATTACGTGTAATGACTCATAGGGTAATAAACTTTTGATGAATGGTAGTTCCTATTAATATTCCTGTATTTATAGTTCGCAGTCATGGTGTTTATTATGTCGTTTTATATGGTTTTACCGGATTTTAAATTCCATAAAATCAATATGTGACGCTGAATAAAAAATGCGTGCGCAAGCGAGTTATATACACATAATAAGGAACTACCTGAATCCGGATGAATTTATCTGGACTGTTGTGGATATTAAAGAGGGTAGATGAATGCACAATATTTCTGTTTCTGCGCCAGCTCCGGCTGCGCCATTATTTCCTGTTCCGAACCAGCATGAGCGATTTTTACGCCTGCCTGAGGTGATGCACTTATGCGGGTTGTCTCGCTCGACCATTTACGACCTGATCAGCCGCGATGCGTTTCCGAAGCAGATCCCGCTTGGCGGTAAAAATGTCGCCTGGGCACAGTCTGAGGTCAGCGCATGGATGGCGGACCGTATCAGCGCCCGTGGGCGGGGATGTGATGCATGATAATACCTGAATACATTAAATACCTTTTTTCTGGCTTGCTTCCTGTCGTCATTTCCAGGTATAGTTTTTCCGCTGTCGCAAAATCGGCAGCCGGAATTGGCGTTCCGCGAAACTCAATGGCGACACCAGACGCGCCAGGCGTCTTTTTTTTCGTCGTAGCTCAGGCACACCCATTTTCCGGGCTGTGGTGTTTATTTGTACACCGTGGTTCTTCCGAGATAATGGCAGTCCGGGCGGGGCAGCCTTCGGGCTGGCCGGTATCCATTGAGGCCGGTTACGCCAACCCCGTTCGGGCTGCCACCAGTGAAATTGGCGTTTCCGGTGGTAGCAATAACCGCTACTCAATGGAGGCTGCCATCATGGCTACAATCCTCACCCCGTCATACCCGCAATATGTCTTTGTGTTCGCCGCAATCCGCCGTGCAGACACTCAACCCCGCATTTGTATGCTTCGCACTGTAGCCTGCGATGAGCGTTCCGCGCGTCTTTCGCTGGTCCGTGATTATGTGCTCTCCCTCTCTGCACGCCTGCCTGCCGGGGAGGTGATTCTATGAACCAGTTTGAGATCTCCTACGACGATGTTGTAAGGCTGAAACATTTACGTAATGTGGGTGAGTATGTAACTGGCATGGCAGCCCTGCAGGACTGTTATGAAAAGCCAGCAGGTGCCCAATGCGAACAACTGGTTTCCCTCATCTATCTGATGACAGAGCAACTGGATGGAGTGGTGCAACGCTGCCATGACGACCTGATGAATGCGGAGGTGGCCTGATGAAATGCTGTGAATCTCATCTGGCACTTCGTGCCGCTCTGTATCGCCGTGCCGTTGCCTGTGCCTGGCTGGCTCTCAGCAATCATCAGGAACGTTATTCCGGCCTGACGCTCGCTGAACTTGAAGATGCCATAGCCCGCGAGCTGGAAGGGTTCTATCTGCGCCAGCATGGGCAGCAAAGAGGGCTGGAAATTGCCTGCGCGTTGCTTTCGGATCTGATGGAGTCAGGGCCGCTTAAAGCCTGTCCGGTTCTCTCACTGCTCGGAATGACGGTCATGGATGAACTTTGTTCCCGTCATCTCAAAAAACCAGCGCTGCACTAAGGAGGGCCGCACAATGTCAGGAATGAAAGTCAGCCAGGCTGAGAAAGCAGCTCGTGGCCACTGGTCAAGAATTTTACCCGCGCTGGGCGTAAAAGTACTGAAAAATCGGCACCAGCCCTGCCCGGTCTGTGCCGGGAAAGACCGCTTTCGATTTGATGACCAGGAAGGGCGGGGAACGTGGTTCTGTAACCAGTGCGGGGCAGGTGATGGCCTGGCGCTAGTAAGTAAAGTACTGGATGTAGGCATTAGTGAAGCGGCAGACAGAATAAACGGCATTACCGGAAACCTGCCGCCAGTATCTCAGGAAATGCCTGAATCTGGTTCTCCTGAAAAAGAGGACGGAAAAAAAGCTGCAGCAGTGCTGGCTGCCCGTTTGTTTGATAAGTCCCGTCAGACCAATGGCAATGCCTATCTGACGAGTAAAGGGCTTACTGCACTGCCTTGCCGGGAATTAACCGCCATGCATAAAGTCGGTGGTGTGGCATTTCGCGCGGGAGATCTTATCGTTCCATTGTATGCAGATGGAGAGCTGGTAAATCTGCAGTTAATCAACGCTGATGGGGGCAAATGCTTCCTTAAAGGCGGTCAGGTTAAGAATGCCTTTTACCTGATTGAAGGTACTGCCAAAGCAGCCAAACGGCTCTGGATAGCGGAAGGATATGCCACCGCACTCACTATCAACCATCTGACTGGCGATGCTGTCATGGTGGCCTTTTCGTCCGTCAATTTCCTTTCCCTGGCGAGCATTGCCTGCAGTGAGTACCCAACGCACCAGATAATTATTGCTGCTGACCGCGATCTCAACGGTGCAGGGCAAACAAGGGGCGCAGCTGTTACCGGGGCCTGCAATTGCACAATGGCGCTCCCGCCTGTGTTTGGTGACTGGAACGATGCATTTACGCAAAACGGCGAAGAAGCCACCCGGCTCGCAATTTATGAAGCAATAAAACCAGCTGTTGCCAGCCCTTTCGACACAATGAGCGAAGCTGAATTTACCGCTCTGAGTGTCAGCGAAAAAGCGCAGAGGGTAGTGGAGCATTATAAAAACTCACTGGCAGTAGACCCGAACGGGCAGCTCCTTTCACGTTATGAGGCAGGGGCCTGGAAAGTTATCTATTACGCCGATTTTGCCCGTGATGTCGCTGCGCTGTTTCAGCGCCTCGACGCCCCTTTTTCATCCGCGAAAATTGCGTCTCTCGTGGAAACCCTCAAACTGATCGTTCCGCAACAGCAGAATCCGGCGCGGCAACTTATCGGATTTCGCAACGGTGTGCTCGATACCCGGACAGGATTGTTCAGCCCGCACGATAAGAAGCACTGGTTACGTACGCTGTGCGAGGTGGATTACACGCAGCCCGTTGACGGCGAGTCACTGGAAACCCATGCCCCGGCATTCTGGCGCTGGCTGGATCGTGCCGCAGGTTTCAAACCTGAAAAGCGGGACATTATCCTGGCGGCATTGTTTATGGTGCTGGCTAACCGTTATGACTGGCAGCTGTTTCTGGAGGTCACTGGCCCTGGCGGAAGCGGAAAGAGTATTCTTGCTGAAATAGCAACCATGCTGGCGGGTGAAGATAACGCTACCTCGGCAACCATTGAAATGCTTGAGTCGCCAAGAGAACGAGCTGCGTTAATAGGTTTTTCACTGATTCGACTTCCCGACCAGGAAAAGTGGAGCGGTGACGGGGCCGGACTAAAAGCCATCACTGGCGGCGATGCGGTATCCGTTGATCCCAAATACCAGAACGCCTATTCAACCCACATCCCGGCGGTTATCCTGGCTGTGAACAATAATCCGATGCGTTTCACTGATCGTAGTGGTGGAGTTTCACGTCGAAGGGTGATCCTGCATTTCCCTGACCAGATAGCCCCGGAGGAACGTGATACTCAGCTCAAAGAAAAGATTGCCAGCGAGCTGGCAGTGATTGTTCGTCAGCTTATGCAGCGTTTCAGTGACCCTATGAGTGCCAGGACATTACTTCAGTCGCAGCAGAACTCTGCTGAAGCGCTCACCATCAAACGTGATGCTGATTCAGCGTTTGATTTTTGCGGCTACCTTGAGGCCCTGCCTGATACCACGGGCATGTTTATGGGTAACGCTAACATTGTCCCACGTCAGCCTCGTACATATCTTTACCATGCCTATCTGGTCTACATGGAGGCCAACGGCTATAAAAATACGCTCAGTCTGACCATGTTTGGCAAGGGGTTGCCGTTAATGCTCAAGGAATATGGGCTGCGGTACGAGAAGCGGCGGACCAATCAGGGAATGCAGACTAACCTGGCCCTCAGGGAGGAAAGCAATTCTGACTGGCTTCCCAAATGTGGGGATATTGGAGAAAAATAG